GTCCCGCACGCGGGCGGGGAGGTTATTCTGTTTAGGTGTAGGATTTGATTTGGAGGAGCGATGAGAAAACTGATCTCTTCAGAGTCGGTGACAGGCGGTCACCCAGATAAACTTTGCGACCAGATAAGCGACGGCGTCCTGGACGCTTTACTTGAGCAAGACGCTGGCGCTCGCGTAGCCGTTGAGGCTGCCGCCAAGGATGGAGCGGTCTGGGTCTTTGGTGAGGTCGCCTGCAACGGCTATGTCGATGTTCCGTCGGTGGTGCGCCAGGTTCTGAAAGACAACGGCTACACCGATCCCGCCTACGGCGTGAGCAACGACGGCGTCGGCGTCCTGGTTTCTATCTCTCGCCAATCAGCAGACATCGCTCGCGGCGTTGATAGCCTTGACCCGCTCGGTCAGGGCGCTGGCGACCAGGGCTTGATGATCGGCTACGCCGCCAAGGAGACGCCAGAGTTAATGCCGCTACCAATCTCTCTGGCGCGCCGTTTGACCGATGGTCTAACGCACTACCGCGAGGCGCACCGACTTCCCTGGCTGCGCCCAGACGGCAAGGCACAGGTGTCGGTGGCCTACGAGGACGGCGAGCCTGAGGAGATCACCAGCGTCGTGATATCAGCCCAGCACAATCCAGAGATTTCTATCTCCGAGGTTCGTGCGTCGCTGGCGATGATCGCGGAGCGCCTGCTGCCTTCCTGGATGATTACTGAGAACACCGAGTTCCACTACAACCCGACAGGGCGATTTGTCCTGGGCGGCCCAGCGGCAGACTCTGGCTTGACTGGCCGCAAGATTATCGTGGACACCTACGGCGGCGCCGCTCGACATGGCGGCGGCGCGTTCAGCGGTAAGGACCCCAGCAAGGTGGACCGCACTGGCGCCTACGCCGCACGCTGGATTGCCAAGAGCATCGTTGCCAATAAGATTGCTCGCCGCGCCGAGGTTGAGTTGGCATACGCTATCGGCGTTGCTGAACCTGTCGCGGTGAATGTTGATACATTTGGCGAGGCAGAGGACGGCGACCTGTCGCGGGAAATCAGAAACCTGATTGACCTGCGGCCAGGCGCGATCATCGAGCGGTTAGGGCTTCGCTCGGTGAAGTATCAACCCTGTGCACGAGGCGGCCACTTTGGACGCCCCGATCTTGATCTGCCCTGGGAGAAGGAGGTCACGCTATGAGCGAAGCAGCACCCTGGCGCACGAGGATCGTCGGGCACGGCGAAGAGGACCCAGAGCAGTTGCTGGCGAACCCTGGCAACTGGCGCATCCATCCCAAGGCTCAACAGGACGCGCTCTCTGGCGTGCTTGGTCAGATCGGCTGGGTTCAGTCGGTCATCGTCAACCGCACCACAGGGCATCTGGTGGATGGACACCTTCGCGCCAGCCTGGCGATGAAAGACGGCGCTAAGACTATTCCTGTGTCGTATGTCGAGTTGACGCCAGACGAGGAGAACCTAGTCCTGGCGACCATTGATCCGCTCGCTGGAATGGCCGTCACCGACGGCGTCAAACTTGCTGAACTTCTCAGCGGCGTGAGTTTTGATAACGCAGAGTTGGAAGGCATCCTTGGCGACCTCGCTATTGACGCCGCAAAGGCGCTTGGCAAGTTGGAAGTTGATGAGACCGATGTGCCAGAGGCGCCAGAGACGCCTATCTCCAAGGCGGGCGACGCCTGGGTCCTGGGCCGCCATCGACTTGTCGTAGGGGATAGCACCAAGCCCGAAACCTGGCAGAAGTTGATGGGCGGCAAGCGCTTTGACTTGCTATGGACCGACCCGCCATACGGCATTGAATACGAGGGCAAGACCAAAGATAAACTTACAATTCAGAACGACGGCCTTGCTGGATTGGAAGGGCTGCTGAACGGCGTCTTTACCCTGGCGAGTGAGAATGGAATCCCTGGGGCAGCCGTCTATGTCGCACACCCAGACGGACCAAACTCCGTGCAATTCCAAAACGCATTTTTAGCGCAGGGATGGCGCTGGCACCAGCGTTTGATTTGGGCTAAAGAAAAGATCGTGCCTGGTCACTCTGATTACCACCAGCAGCACGAGGCAATCTTGTTCGGATACTTCAGAGACGCCAAAGGCAGGCGCGGGCGTGGCGCTGACGGATGGTTTGGTCCCAACAATGAGTCCAGCCTGATTACGCACCCAAGCCCTAGGGCCAGCCACGAGCACCCCACAATGAAGCCTATTGGATTGGTTGCGCGGTTCATCCAGAACAGCGCGCCTATCGATGGGATCGTGGTTGATCCGTTCTGCGGCTCTGGGACGACCATCCTGGCGGCCGAGCAGACAAAGCGGATAGGCTACGGAGTAGAACTTGAGCCGAAGTATGCAGATGTTATCTGCACGAGGTTTGAGAAAATGACTGGGATTACACCAGTCCTAGAGTCGAGCGGCGCCGCCGTCTCGTTTGTGAAGGAGTAGAAATGGGAAAAGTTATTGGAGCGCACCTAGTAGGAAGCATCAAGGGCGATAGCGCAGAGGAGGTCTTTAAGAAGGCCGCGTCGGCTTTGCCTGAGAGACTTAAGCGCTTGCCAGACGGCGAAACAGGCGAGCGTAATTATTGGATCGGCTTTCAGATTCCGCGACTGCTTGGCGTTGCAGGAGTAAGCCAGGGCGCCAAGAAGGTAACAGACTACGGAGAACTTCCTAGCCTTCACATCGAGCCAGGCACAGAGATTCCAGGCAAGGCGCTGGGGTATAGCGACGCCGCCATTGCATCCTGGGAGGTGTTCCAACGCCTCCAGGCTGAAGGCGTCATTGAGGAAGGCACGCTGTTCCAGGTAAGCCTGCCTTCTCCATACGCAGTCGCAATCTGCTGGGGCGAGTTTGGCGCTAACCAAGAGTGGATGAATTCCTACAAGCCAGCCTTGCTAGATGAAATCGCAACCATCTGCGATGCCATTCCGAGCGACCGACTGTCAATCCAAGTAGACATTGCGGCGGAGGTTGGCGTACTAGTCGGCGCCTTCCCAGCAGATGAAGGCTACAGATCAATCAGCGACATCGCTGCGGAGATTGGCGATGTGCTTCTAGCAATCCCAGAAGCCGTAGACCGAGGCGTGCATTACTGCTTTGGCGACTACGGCCACAGGCATTTCAAGCAGCCAGAGAACCTTGATCTCGTAGTGGAATTGGCGAACGCTGTCCAAGAGATTTCTCCTGCGGACTATCTCCACTTCCCTGCGGACCGAGATAGCGGACTGAACTCGGCTTACTATCTTGCGCTCCGTAACCTAAAGCACGACGGCGCCGAGGTCTCGCTCGGTGTTATTGATTACGACGGAGAGCCTGAGCGCACTGACGCACTGATCCTCGCAGCCCAGATGGGCGTTCCAGGACTAGACTTCTCGGTATCTGCTGAATGCGGCCTTGCCAGAATTGGCGAGCGCGGCGAAGGCTCAATTGAGAAGCACCTCGCGGAACACGCCCGCGTTAGCCTGGTCCGATGAACCAAGCGGTCGAGTCCTTTGGATTTGATCACCGCACCCTCACGGCTCCGTTTGTCCGCTTAGCGGGCAGCGGGCTGGGAGGGTGCAACATCTCCAAGTACGACTTGCGATTTATCACACCGAACGAGGGCGCTATGGATACCGACGGCCTGCACTCGCTAGAGCACATGCTGGCCGTAGCGATCCGCGATCAGCGACCGAGCGTGATCGACATCTCCCCGATGGGCTGCCGCACTGGGTTCTATCTCAGCGAGGTAGGGGACGCAGATACGATGGGCGTCCTGGACGCTCTCCGTAAGGCGCTGCTGCAAATCCTAGAGGACAATGAAGTGCCTGCTTCTAACGAGCAGCAGTGCGGAAACTGGCGTGACCACAACATCACCAAGGCTAAGGAGTACGCACGCCTGTTCCTGGCCTCATCGAGTTAGCGATGGGCATCAGGGGCCCAGCGCCGAAACCAACCAGGCTCAAGATACTTGGTGGTGAGACTCGCCCTAGCGTGATCAATTACGCCGAGCCGATGCCAGCAGGCGGGGCGCTGACGCCGCCGCCAGATATGCGCCTAGAGGCGCGTGTGATCTGGGAGCGGGTAGTCGATGCGATTGGCGGAACAGGCGTGTTGACCTCAGCCGATAGGGATGTCCTGCGCCTCTACTCCGAGGCGTTCGCCAGGTATCTCCAGGCCGAGGAGATGCTCAATAAGACTGGCCCGCTGCTCAAGGGTAGGGACGGAGCGTATGTTAAGAACCCGCTGCACCAGGTCGTGCGCGATAACGCTGACGCCGTTAAGAAGTATGCGCGTGAACTTGGTCTGACGCCAGCGGCTAGAGTAGGACTGAAGGGGGACATTGATGGCCAAGCCAACTCGGCAACGGCGAAACTCGACGCAATCATCCGAGCAGCCCGCCGCGCCTGAGGGCGAGGTTGTTGCGTCCTTCATCGAGTCGTTCTGCCGTCTTTCTAAAGGAGACGAGGCTGGGCAACTGATCAAACTGCGCCCTTGGCAACGCCAGATTCTGCACGACCTTTTTACTCACCGCGAGGACGGCAAGCGCCGATACAGGCGTGGGCTACTCCTTATGCCTAGAAAGAACGGCAAGTCCCTGCTGGCCGCTGGCATCGCGCTCTATTCCCTGTTCAATGAGATCGGTGCAGAGGTCGCTATCGTGGCTGGCGACCGCGCCCAGGCGCGGATCATCTTTCGTGAGTGCGCCAGGATGGTTGAGTTGGACCCTGTGCTATCGCGCAAACTGCATGTGCTTCGGGATGTAATTGAGTACGCGGAGACTGGCTCCGTTTTGAGAGTCCTATCCTCGGAAGCCTCGCGTGCAGAAGGCTATAACTTCAGCACCGTTCTCTTTGACGAGATTCATGTTCAGCCCGACGACAGGCTATGGGCAACCGTCAACCTAGGGAGCGGGGCGCGTAAGAACCCGCTGGTGCTTGGCATCTCTACGGCTGGAACCAAGACCGACAATCGCGGCCAGGACTCGCTCTGCTACAAACTCTGGCAATACGGCATGCGCCTGGATAGCAAGGAACTTGATGACGAGGCGTTCTATTTCAAATGCTTCAGCGCGCCCGACGACCTAGCCTGGGATTCTCCTGAAGCGGCGAAAGCGGCCAACCCAGCATATGGAGACTTTTTAGACCCAGAGGACTTCGCCGCCGCAGCGCGATCAATCCCTCGACATGAATACGAGACGAAGCGCCTCTGCCGCTGGGTCTACTCCTCTGACCCCTACCTTCCAGGAGGAACCTGGGATGCCTGCAAGGATGGGCAGGTCGTGCTCAACCCAGACGATGAAATCGTGCTCGGCTTTGACGGCTCCTTCTCCAACGACTCAACAGCCATCGTTGCCTGCCGCGTAGCAGACAAGGCGCTCTTTGTGCTTGGACACTGGGAGCGTCCCATTGACGGAGACCTCGCCTGGCGCGTTCCCATTGAGGAGGTTGAGGCAAAGATGCTGGACCTGTTCTCCAAGCACAAGATCACGGAGATCGTTTGCGACCCATTCCGCTGGCAGCGGTCGATGGAAGCCTGGGCGCAGGTTGGCCTTCCGATTGTGGAGTTCCCGCAAACACCGAGTCGTATGGTTCCAGCGACGGCATCGTTCTATGATGCTGTTGTTAATATGCAACTCAAGCATGACGGTGACCCACGCCTCGCCAGGCACGCCGCTAATGCCACGCCTTACTACAGCAGGAACGGCCTGATGATTAAGAAGGAGAGCAAGAATTCACTCAAGCGCATTGACTTGTTGGTCGCCGCCATCATGGCGCACAGCCGAGCGGGTACACTTGGCAGCGCGCCAGCACCAGCGGCTAAGCCAGCGGTTCAGTGGATTGAATTGTAAGGAGAACAATGGGCATCCTTGATCGCGTCCTGGGACGCAAATCCAGTGAAACCAGAACCATTGGCGGTCGATGGTTTACAGGCGAGACTGAATCAGCAGCAGGCGTCTCAGTCAATCAGGAGAACGCGACCAGCATTGGCGCCGTCTACGCCGCCGTCAAACTGTACGCCGACACGGTTGCCGCACTGCCCTGGGACACTTACATCCGAGTTGACGGCACGCGCCGACCGTACCGCCCGCGACCAAGTTGGATTGACACGCCTCTACCAGCAAACCCGAACTTCACCTCGTTTGACTTCAAGCATCGAGTGGTCAGCAGTTTGCTGCTTGATGGTAATTGTTTCGTTCTGTTCCTGACTGGTCGCAACGGTGAAGTCGTGGAGACTCGCGTCCTAGACCCTGAGAAGGTTGATGTTTTTCAGAACGAGAAGGGCGAGCCTGAGTACCACATCAAGACCACCAATGGCGTCACCGTCCTGGGCGCCGACTCCATCGTCCACATCACACTGTTTGGCACTGGCGAGTCGCTGCGCGGCCTGTCGCCAATTGAGCATCACAAGGTGACGCTTGGACTCGCGGCCGCAACGCAACTCTTTAGTGCCAAGTTCTACGAGAACAACGCCAGCGTCGGCGGAGTGGTCAAGGTCCCAGGCGAACTGACGCAGGATCAGGCAGATGCACTTCGCAACGGATTTTCACGCCGCAACGGTGGCGTCAAGAACGCCTTCAAGGTTGCCGTCCTCACTGGCGGTGCAGACTTCCAGCAACTCGGCGCAAAGGTCTCCGACTTGCAGTTGATTGAGACGATGCACTACGGCGTGGAGTCCATCGCGCGGCTCTACGGCGTGCCGCTGCATCTGCTTCAGGTGCCAGGCGGCAACACCTCCTACGCTTCGGTAGAACTGATCGGCATTGAGTGGCTGCGTCTCGGACTTGGCCCACTCATCGCTCGACTTGAGGCTGGCTTCCAGCGACTCGTGCCGGGCAGCCAGCAGACCTTCCTGAAGTTCACGCTG